TTCTCTCGCTGATTCCCGGCTGGGTGCTCATGGTCGAAACCGAGATCGCCGAGACCCTGCGCGCCCGCTGCATGGTCACGTCCGGCGTTCAGGCCATCGACAACGCCTATATCTCGCTGCCGTCGGACTTCGCCACGATGGAGAGCATCCGCGACAACACCACGGGCGAGTTGCTGGTGCTCAAGGATGAATGGTCGGGACACTGGTCGGCGCAATACGCGCCGGTCGGCTGGCAGCCCTATGACAGCATCACCGCATTGAGCGGCCCATCCACCGCCTATCGCCTCGTGCATGATTGCATCGAGTTCCTGCCACATCCGACGATCCCCGACCCGCCAGATCCGGCATGGGTGCCGCAGCAGGTGCTGATGGCCTGGTATCAGAAGCCGCGCCCGCTGCTGCTGCCGTCTGACACCAACCCGATCCTGGAGCAGTTGTATGGCGTCTACCTGTTCGGCCTGTGCAAATACGGCGCGATGTTCGAGCTGGATGACGACCGCTCGCAGCAGATGGACGTGCAGTGGCAGCAGGTGATCACGCGCGCCAACACCTGGAAGCAGCAGTCAGATTATAGCGGTGCGCCGCTACGTGCCGAGATGGCGGCGGTGTTTTAGATGCTGCTGCGCACCTACACCCCGGTGGCCAAGTCGATCGCCCGCTACACGGCGCTGGGATCACCGGCAGAGCATTGCGGGATCTGCCGCTTCTACGCCGCGCCGAACATCTGCGCGCGTGTGGTCGGTCCCGTCGTGCCGGCGGGATGGTGCAAGTTCTTCTCCAAGGAGGCCGTGTTCCGGCCGCTTTGGCCGTATGCTGGCGCCGGGGCGCCATCGCTCGACATGTCGTTCACGACGCCAGGCGCGATGCCGTCCGGTGTCACCTTCACCCGCGCCAGCACGGCGAAGTACTTCGATGTCTCCGGCACCATGCAGACGGCGGCGGCGAATGCGCCGCGCTGGGACTACAACCCGACTTCGCATGCGCTGAACGGGTTATTGATCGAGGAAGCGCGGACGAATTTGTTGCTTTACAGCGGCGATCTGTCGAATGCCGGCGGGTGGACACCTGCCGGCATAACGTCCGCGGCCCCCACAATGACAGCCAATCAGACCGCCGCACCGGATGGGACGGTGACGGCTGCCAGGCTGGTCTTTCCTGCGGTGTCCGCAGCGGGAGGCGCCAGTATCGACTTTCAGCAGCCGACAATGACGGCGGTGCCATACACATTCAGTGTGTATCTCAAGGGCAATGCCGGCGGGGAGCAACTCTATCTGATCGTGGAGAATGGCACCGCATCGGTGTTCTATAAACTGCGCGTTACGCTCACCACGGCGTGGCAGCGGTTCACTCTGACTACGCCGGCACTCACCGCAGCCGCCTGGATCTTTGCCATAGGTGCTGACCTTAGGGATGCCACCCAGACCAGTATCGCCGCACAGACCATCTTTGCCTGGGGCGCGCAGGTTGAGGCTGGCGCATTCGCGACCAGCTACATCCCGACGACAACTGCGGCGGTCACGCGCGCGGCGGATAGTTGTGTCATCCCGTCAGCCAACATGGGATGGTTTGTGTCGTCTGGCTCGTGGTTCGCCGAGTTCATCTGCCTCAATCCGGCGCCGCCAAGCCAGCGTGTTATAGGCTATCCGACCGCAAGCAACCGCACGCAGATATACGTCAATCCGGCGAACCAGGCAGGCACGTTTGACGGCGCTTCGGTTGTCACAGCGAGCAATGCACTCACCACCGGCGCCGTCTCGAAAGCTGCAAGTGCCTGGGCACCAAACGTGGCCAGCGTATGTCTGAATGGCAGCACTGTCGCTTCCGGCGCGATGACGACCGGCTTCAGTGATGCTGCTGCGTGGGGCACCGGCATCATGCAATATGGCATCACGCCCGATGGCATGACCGGCTACATCCGCCGCGTGCGCTATTGGCCGCGCGTGTTGTCCACCGCTGAGATGCAGTCGGTGACGACCTGATGGCCGGCACTCTCACCTTCCCGCTCAGTTGCTTTGTCGGCCTGGCGGTGGCCGGCGCCGAGGTCACAGCGCCCGGCTATGTGCGGCAGGCGGCGGTGATGGCCGCCTGCGAGGATGGCGTGACCATCGCCAATCTCGCCAGCCTGCAATGGCAGCACGCCACGCAGCCCTGGGGCACCATCGACACCGTGCAGCTATGGGCCGCGCTCACTGCCGGGGACCTGCTCGGCTCGCTGCCGCCGGCCACACCGATCAGCATCGGGCAATACGACATCGCCCGCATTCCGGCCTCTGGACTGGCGGTGACCTACGACAAGGTCAGCCGTCCGTATGGCACCGGCGGCTTCGGCACGTTCGGCTATGGCACCGCGCGTGTGTTCAACACGGTGGCAGGCGTCGTGCTGGAGCGCGGCTTCGACCAGACATCGCCCGTCTGCATCCCCGGCACATGGGCACCCGGCCCCTTCTCACTGGCGGCATGACATGAGCGGATCGGATTACACCACCACCCCGAACCTCGGTTTGTTCAAGCCAACCTATGACGCCGACGACGAGCAGTGGGGAACGCACCTAAACGCCAACGCTGACGTGCTGGATGCGGCTTTCGCTCCCACCGGCGGCCTGTTCCTGCCGATCGCCGGTGGCACCATGACGGGCGCCGTGACGCTCGCCGGCGTCAGCACGGCGCCGACTGCGGTGGCGGGGACCAACACGACGCAGATCGCCAGCACGGCGTTCGTCACCGCGGCGCTGGCGTCGGCTGGCGGCGTCACCTCGTTCAATACCAGGGCCGGCGTCGTCACACTGAACAGCGCCGATGTGACCACAGTGCTGCCGCCGTCATCCACCACGCCGGCCATGAATGGCACCGCAGCGGTCGGCGCCAGCGGCAAATGGGCAGACGGGGTGCATGTTCACCCGACCGACACGACGCGGGCGCCGTTGGCCTCTCCCGTATTCACCGGCGATCCGCAGGCGCCTACGCCGGCAGCGGGCGACAGCGATACCAGCGTAGCGACAACCGCATTCGTGCAGACGGCGGTGGCGCCGGCACAGCACAACGTCGGGCGCAACCTGCTGCACAATTCGCTGCTCAACATCGCGCAGCGTGGTGCGGGGCCGTTCGGCACAAACGGCAACTATACGCTTGATCGCTGGCAGTTGCAGACTTCGGGCGATACCGGTGTAACTGTTATCCAAGCCGCGATCCCTGATGCCGCGAGAACACAGATCGGCGACGAAGCGGCGACCTACGTGCTGTCGTTGTCCACAACTGGCAACGCGGCTGCTGGTGCATACACCGAAATTACCCAGTCAATCGAAGGTGTGCGCCGTCTTGCAGGCAAGACGATTACGCTTAGTTTCTGGGCTGTCGCCGGCGCTGCCGGCCTCAAAGTAGGACTGAACGGGTATAGCCTCTATGGCACCGGCGGATCGCCGTCAGCACCCGCGAGCTGGCAGGTAACAGGAACGGCGATTACGCTGGCGACGACATGGGCGCGCTATAGCGTGACGTTCGCCGTGCCGTCATCGAGCGGCAAAACACTAGGCACGAATGCCGGCACAGATCAGAACACGCTACAAATATGGCTGTCGTCGGGTGCCACCAACAATGCGCAGGCCGGCAACATCGGCGTGCAGAGTGGCACCATCCAAATTTGGGGCGTCCAGCTAGAGATCGGCTCCGTCGCAACGCCGCTGGAGAAGCCCGACCCGAGGTATGATCTGAGCAACTGCCAGCGGTTTTATCAATCGACGGCGGGTTTCCAGATGGGGGGCACCGCCGCCGGTGTCGCTTCTTTGTTCGTGAGCACGCTTGTCTTTCCAACCACAATGCGCGGCACCCCTACGGTTACCTTCTCCGGCACGTCCTATACCAACACAAATAGCCTGGCGGTCGGCGGGATGAACGCTCAAATAGCGCAGTTATCGGTGTCGTCTGCCGCCGCTGGGAACGCCTTCTGCTCCACAACTGTTCTGGCATCGGCGGACCTCTGAGGACACCATGGCACAACCATACCAGTTAGTCGCAACGCTCCCCGGCATGACGATGCAGACCGTGCAGCGCATCGAGGATGGCGCGTTCATACCGTTCGATCCGGCGAACCGTGACTTTGCTGAATACTCAGCCTGGGTGGCGGAAGGCAACGAGCCAGACCCAGCGCCGCAACCAGCAACGGAGGCGTAGCCATGGCAACTCTCGCAGGCCAGATGTCCAACGCCGCGCAGGTCAACCCGCAATGGGTCGCGTGCGACGGCAAGCCATACTATGTGCTCGACGCCAAGCAGCCGGTGCGCGCGAAGGGTGTGCTCTCCGAGGGCAACCGGCAGGACTACATCCGCCAGGTCGGCTGGCAGGGGAGGCGGCGCGGCCTCGGCCCCATGGGCTGGATCATCCTGATGCCACGGGACCCATCCGCCACTTGGAAAAT